TTACAAATGATTTTGCATTAGCTGGCTTGCCCGTGCCGGAATTTGCAGTGTTGCATGAGAAGTCAAAGTTACTTATGCGATACAGCAATTACAAGGCGGATGCAACACGGAAGATGGCGACCAAGACTAAGGAATGTGAATACCGTATCCAGAAGAGTATTGGATACCTGAACTTGTGTGCGCACCAGCCTGATCTTTATAAGATGATTAGTTCTGATTTGATGAACATGTTGTCGCACACGACTGAACATCAACGGAATTACTTGTTGCGTAAGCACAAGATTCCGAGTTATGTGAAAGTTGTTCAGGATTGGTACAAACTTGGTTCTCTGGAGGACAAAGGGATGGTGAAAGAACTTCAGTTCACCATTTCATCCTTCGCTCGTACGGAACAAGTGATTTTGCGGACCCTTCGGATGATTCGTTCTGCTGAAAGATTTGTCCCACTGCACCTCCTTGCTATTGATGGTGAAGATGTGCTTGATAGGGTCGTTAACTTCAAGTCTTACGGGTTGTTTGAGTCACATATTTCCATTGTTTTGTTCGCTTGCATGGTGTGCCTCCCGATGAAGATGAGATGGCTTATTGTTGTAAGATGTCACCTTATTCTTCCTTGACAAATGTCCGGGAATGGTACCGGACGGTTGGGCGTTTTCTGCCTGTCAGTGGTAAGCAGTTCGAGCGGAATACCAATTATGCCGTGTTACATTTTTGGTTGTATACGGCTGTTTATTGTTACATGCAACCTTTGATCGAGACTATTCAGTTTGTGCCGGCTGGTTCGATTGTACTGGAGATGTTGAACATTTATTTGTTCACGTCGAGATCGTTGTTTGGTACTTGGAACTATGCTTACTACGGTTCAAGGGCTCAGTCTTCAATGCACATGTCGTCTTTAGTGCCTAAAGATCCTTACCGTCATCACAAATTGTCTGCGTATCAATTAGTGGAACCAGTACGGTTGCCGCAATTGTTGTCTTTGCTTCCTATCTGGGTTGTAAATGACATGATTGCTGGTGCGCTTGATTTTAGTGCGGGTTTTCTGGACAAAACTTTGTTTATGAACAGAACAACTACGCTCACTGGTTCGCCCAATTATGCTAAGGATACTCCTCAAGGGTGGATTGACACTGCTTCTGAGATTGCAGATCATCTCGCCAATGGCAAGTCGGTTATTTGTTCGGCTCATACCGGGACAGGAAAGACGAGGTATATACCATCGTTGCTTGTCCAGATGACGAACAAACCAACTTGCATTGCCATGCCGAGACGCATCCTTTGTGAACAGTATGCTATGTATCCTGGTGTTGTTTGGTGGCAATCGGGACCCTTCCCAAATGCTCGTTTAGTAGTCTGTACATATGGGTTTCTCAGTGCGAAGATGGGGAATGGTCCTTGTGTTGTCCCTGATGTGACGTTTGTACTTGATGAAAGTCATGAAACAGCTTGCGAAATGAAAATGTTGTTTGATACACTTTTCATGACGCAGCAGTGTGTGTTGCTTACTGCAACACCGAAGGCGTGGATGCATGACAAGAAATGGCCTTACATTCAAGCCAAAATACCGCCATTGCACGATATTGTTGACCGTCGGCCAGATTCTTTCACATCGCGTAAATTAGATGATGTGATTGTGGAGGCCTTGCGTGCTGGGTTTAAGAGAATTCTGGTTATACACCCTCACACCAGAGCAGTTAAAGCATTGGCCGTTAAGTATAAGGACAATGGGTTCTATGCACTGCATTCTGGCTCTAGGGAAATTCCTGAGACTGGTCATGTAGTGGCGACTGCTATAGCCGACGCTGGATTAACATTGCCTGGATGTGATTTAGTAATTGACACTGGGTTGCGCGTTGTCAATGATCAAGGGCGGACTCTGACTAAAGAGATCGACAAAGCCACTAGCCTACAGAGACGTGGTCGTACTGGTCGTACGAATCCGGGTGAGTATTGGTTACTAGGCCCGATTGTGGACATAGATTACGTCCCGTCTCCTGATGTCGCATGTGTGCTTGCCGGTGGTCCTATGGCAAAACATTTTAAGACCCGGGTGACATTGATGGAAGCAGAAACATTAGTGGTGCCTGGTGATAAGTATGGCCGCTGTAAACCGATTCACGATCAACGGTTGCGGACTAGCCATGCATTTTATAGCAAATTACTTCATTTGAATCGTTATGACGAGTCAAAAGCGCAGAAAATCTATACTTCAGTCCTTAATGGGAATTGTAAAGATGATAATGCGCTTGAATTCTTGTTGGGTTCTTGTGAGGTGATTAAACTTGCTCCAATTGCTATGGTACTGCACGAGTGGAACGACAATCCTGTGCTGTACGTTGAAACCATGTCGTCCGATGATACTGATTTTGCTTTATCGGATATGACAGTGTGTCAAACTGAACTGGCCATTAGAAATAATGTGCTTGGGTTTGACTAGGTTTCAGGAGTGGTGAAAGGCTGCCGTAGATGCCTTGATAATGTGGAAGACTACTGGAAATGTCTTGATGGTGGTCATCATCTAAAATTTGACCTGGTTAGGGACTACTTAAAAGTCTTCCCATGGAGGTCACCATGTATAAAATTGACCAGGGTGGGAGACAACCCAGTATGTCTCAATTTCCGGGAGGATCGATTTAATGGATAGGTATGAAACAATTACGGAATGTTTAGATTCGGCGTGCTAGTGTGTTGAAATAAGACCCTGACTCTTCTAAGGGAGTCAACTAGTACGTTTGATGACGAGCACCTGTTCTAATGGGCTGATTATCTTTTTCTTTTTATTGAAAATCTTCGAGGCGTGGTTGCTATAAAGACCTGAGGCGGTGAAAACTGCCAAAACATTTCGCCGAACACCCAATGGGTGATTAGGGGTTGGCTCTGTTGAGGATGAATCATGGCCTTGTGCTGTGAATTGATACTCGGAGATCCGATTACGTGGACGCG